TCAAGAGTTAAGGGTATCCCTGAAGCTGCTTTGATTGCTGAGTATCTTATGCTTCAAAAGCGTTTGGCTCAAGTAAACAGTTGGCTTAAAGCTCTTGAACCTGACAACAGAATACGAGGATACGTTAATCACAACGGTGCAGTAACAGGACGTATGACACACAGCCATCCCAATACTGCTCAAATACCGAGCACCAACTCACCCTACGGCAAAGAGTGTCGGGAGTGTTGGACTGTAAAAGATGGTAATCAACTGGTAGGCATTGATGCTTCTGGACTAGAACTAAGAATGCTTGCACACTATATGAACGATGAGGGATACACAAATGAAATTCTCAACGGAGACATCCACACTACAAATCAAAAGCTTGCAGGACTTGAATCTAGAAATCAGGCAAAGACTTTCATCTATGCCCTTTTGTACGGAGCAGGAGATGCAAAGCTTGGGTCAGTGGCTAAGCAAGGTAAGGCAAGAGGTAGAGAACTACGAAACGCATTTCTTGATAGTCTCCCATCATTTAAATCTCTTGTCCAACGAGTACAACGAGAAAGCAAAAAGGGTTTCCTCAAAGGGTTAGATGGTCGTAAGGTTGCAGTGCGCTCTGAACATGCCGCACTCAACACATTACTCCAGTCAGCCGGTGCTATAGTTATGAAAGAAGCTTTGGTTATTCTGGACAACAGCATAAAAGAAATGCGGTTAGATGCTAAGTTTGTGGCTAATGTACATGATGAATGGCAGATTGAGTGTCAAGCATCAGTCGCAGATAAAGTAGGTAAGCTTGGCGTAGAAGCTATTATACAAGCAGGTAAGAACTTAAACTTAAACTGTCCTCTTGACGGGGACTACAACATCGGAGATGGTTGGCATGAAACCCACTAAAGCAGACAGAAAGAAATTCGACCTAGACTTACAGTACGGTGAAGTGCGTGAAGATAAGATTGCAGACATGCTCACCAACAAAAAGATAGAAGTTAAATCAGAGCGTGACCTTTGGCAGAAGACTGGTAACATTTGTATTGAGTATAAGTCTTGGGGTAAGCCGTCAGGTATTGACGCAACTGAATCAGACTACTGGTTCCATAACTTATGTATCGGTGACGATGAGTATTGTACACTGGTGTTTAACACTAAGACCCTCAAGAAGATTGTTAAAGGTCTGGACAGTTTTAAAACAGTTTCAGGTGGCGACAACAGAGCAAGTCAAATGTATTTGCTAAACCTACAAAAACTGTTTTCAAGTGATGTAATCAAAGCCTTTAAGGAGTTAGATTATGAGCAAGCTTAACACTATAGTACCTGACATATACAGTATCCTTGAAAAACTTTCAGATGGCGAGCCTCTTCCAATAACGGAGGAGGCGCTCGATGAAACTATGGCATCTATGAAAGAAGCTATACTTCACTGGGCTACTCCCCGAAAGCGTGACACCGACTTCACTGTTAGAATGTCTAACGTAGGTAAGCCGTCTCGTCAGATGTGGTTTGAGAAACGAGACCCCAATGGTCGTGGCTCTGTTGATGGCGCAACACAGATTAAGTTTTTGTATGGTCATGTGCTCGAAGAACTTGTGTTGATGCTTGTTCGTATGGCAGGACACAATGTAACCGATGAGCAAAAAGAAGTTAAGGTTAACGGCATTGTCGGACACATGGACTGTAAGATTAATGGCGAAGTAGTTGACGTTAAGTCTGCATCTAAGTTTGCATTCAATAAGTTTCAGAACGGAACACTAGCTGCTGATGACCCCTTCGGTTATCTAGGACAGCTTGCAGGGTATGAAGAAGCAGAGGGCACAGATGAGGGTGGCTTCCTTGTTATCAACAAAGAAAGCGGTGAGCTATGTATGTACACCCCTGATGACTTAGATAAACCTAACATCAATACAAAAATAAATACACTATTAGATGAATTAAAACTTGACAAACCGCCTGAACTATGTTATACTCCCATACCTGATGGAAAGAAAGGTAATATGAAATTACCAAAAGGTTGTTCGTGGTGTAAGTATAAACACGAATGTCACAAGGACGCTAACGATGGTGCAGGTCTTAGAACTTTTAAATATTCTACAGGCTATACATATCTCACTGAAGTCGTAGCAGAACCAAAGGTGGATGAGGTACTATGAATCGTAGGAAAAGCAAAAGAATCTACAAACAAGCAAAGAGGCTTCAGCTCGAATGGCTGAGGTCTCTAGTTGACGAAGTAGAAGCAGAAAAAATTAACGAAGATAATATGGATAAGCTTCTTCCTGACCAGAAACATATCTTGGGTCAAGGTATTATGAGGCTAAGTTTCTATACAGATAAGTGGCTGAAGAAAAAAATAAAGCAGCTACTTAAAATATTTCCCAATAAAGAAGTAGAGGATATTACAAGCGAGGACATAGTATGGAAGATGTCGAGACGCTAGGAATAGAAGACGCTATAATAGCTATAGGAAGCTACTTATATAATTCAAACAAGACAATCGCTGATGTTGATGAGGGGTTCTTAGAAGCTTTACTCCTTTTAGTTAGCACTGAGCTTGAACGCAGGGAGGCAACACTACATTGAAAAAAGTTAGGAAGGGCTTTAGAAAGCCACGAGTCAAACGACCAGTAGACAAAGACTTAGTTAAAGGCTATGACTCTAACTGGGAATATGAACTCCACTCAGGTATCCTAGATGCTTGGGAGCATCATGTTGATAAAGTTGAGTACACTGTTGACCACAAGTATGAGCCAGACTTTGTTAAAGTTATTGACGGCAAGAAGATACTGCTTGAAGCAAAGGGTAGATTCTGGGACAGCGCTGAATACAGTAAGTACATCTGGATTAACAAAGCGCTTCCTGATGATATTGAGTTAGTGTTTTTGTTTGCTAACCCAAGCGCACCAATGCCACAGGCTAAGGTACGTAAGGATGGAACAAGGCGTTCACACTCAGAGTGGGCAGACAAGAATAACTTTAGATGGTTTAGTGAGGATAGTATACCTGACACTTGGATTAACACAAAGAAAAGAGAGGACTTTAAGGATGAGCATTAATGACGCAACCCCTGCTGATTGGGACAAGACAACTTTTAAAAGAAACAGAATGGGTGAGCCTACATTCGATGAGTACATGAAAAGGCTTAACTCTAGTTGGGTGTTTGACAATACCTCAGCCGCTGATTCTAGAGCTACTGAAGATGCAGTACAGTTCAAAGACTGTTGGGACGAAGCAGAGATTGATGATGTTAACAACCCATCACATTATAACTATGGCAAGGTAGAGTGCATCGAAGCCATTGAGGAGAGCATGACACCCGAAGCTTTTAAAGGCTACCTAAAAGGAAACGCTATTAAGTATCTGTGGCGCTACGAAAGAAAGTCTAATGCACTACAAGATTTACAGAAAGCTACGTGGTATTTGAACAGACTTACCCAAACAAATTTATTTGACGATGAGTAAGTGGTGGCGTATCTGGGCTAAGTCTCTTGGAGAAAAAGTAGGGGAGACGGACAAGCAAGCAGATACAGTGGCGGCCATCAGAACTTTCTGGTGGTTAGTCCACATAGCTACATGCTTTATGATTATTATAAACAACGCTAAAAATTTAGGTTGGTGGTAATGGACAGAAAAGAAGAAAGGCGCAATAGCTTTAAGCGTAAAAAAGAATTTAAAAAACTAACGAGGTCTTCTAAAGTTAAGACCGAAAAGAAAAAAACCAAAAGGAATCAAGATGACTTTTTATATATGGAAGAGATTATTCAGTCTGGAACTCAGGAATGGGATAGGTATTGACCTAGAATTTTGTGATAGCCGTCCCGTGTGGACTGTCAAAGATGGCGAACAAGGTGTGATGCCATTCGAGGGTGCTGTAATAATGCTACCCTTCTTAACTTTATCTATCGGCAATGTGTATCAGGAGGTTTAACATGAGGGCAAGGCACCAGTATTTTGTAAAAGCAATTGCACTGTTTTTAATTTCACCAGTGTTTGTACCTGCAGTAATTCTATGGGAAAATAAGAAAGATATATTTGCTTTCTACAAAGAGTTTTGGCAGGCAGTAACATTCACTCATTCTGAATATGACGGCATGGAGTAATAGATGGATAAGTATCAACAGTTTATACACAAATCAAGATACGCTCGATGGCTTTCAGAAGAAGGCAGGCGTGAGACTTGGGAAGAAACAGTACAGAGATATGTAGACTTCTGGGTTAATCGCAAACAGCTTGACAAGAAAACAGCTGAGCGTGTATACGATGGTATACTTACACAGAAAGTAATGCCGTCCATGCGCTGTATGATGACAGCAGGTGAAGCACTAGACAAAGATAACGTAGCAGGGTTCAACTGTAGCTACCTAGCCATCGACTCGCCTCGAAGCTTTGATGAGTTGATGTATGTTCTCATGTGTGGTACAGGTGTTGGCTTCAGTGTTGAGCGTAACTTCATCAATAAGCTTCCAGTAGTGGCAGAAACATTCCACACCACAGACACTACGATTGTGGTTGCCGACAGTAAGATTGGATGGGCTTCTGCATTCCGTGAGTTAATCGCTATGTTGTATGCAGGTAAAATACCTAAGTGGGATATGAGTAAAGTTCGTCCTGCAGGTGCTAGACTTAAAACCTTTGGTGGTCGTGCATCAGGTTCTGCTCCACTGGCTGACCTATTTAGATTCTGTGTAGAAGTATTTCAGAAAGCCGGTGGTCGTAAGCTAACAAGCATTGAGTGTCACGATGTTGTGTGTAAGGTTGCAGACATTGTAGTTGTTGGTGGTGTTAGACGTTCAGCACTTATAAGTCTATCAAACCTATCAGACATTCGTATGGCTAAAGCTAAGACAGGTGCATGGTGGGAAGCAGATGGACATAGACGATTGGCTAACAACAGCGTAGCGTACACAGAGAAGCCAGACTTCGAAGCCTTCATTAACGAGATGAAGACTTTATACGAAAGCCGTGCAGGTGAACGAGGATTGTTTAGCCGTGTAGCTGCTCAGAATATTGCAGCTCGTAACGGACGTAGAGATTCTGAGCAGGACTTTGGTACTAACCCTTGCTCTGAGATTATCTTACGCAGCAATCAGTTCTGTAATCTATCTGAGGTTGTTGTACGTGAAGATGATACAGCTGAAACACTGAAAGAAAAAGTAGAGTTAGCTGCTATCATTGGTACGCTTCAGGCTACTCTTACAGACTTTAGATACTTACGTAATGTCTGGCACAAGAATACAGCCGAAGAAGCATTGCTTGGTTTAAGCATGACTGGTATCATGGATAACAAACTATTGTCTGGTCAAGAAGACCAAGAAGAACTAGAGAAAACTTTGGAGAGCTTAAGAGATGTCGCTATTGCAACCAATAAGAAATGGGCTAAGAAGCTTGGCATTGA